TCAAGAGCGTTACGAATTGCAAAATCTTCATCGTTGATGATCTGCAATGTCCAGTCTGTGAATGAACGGTTACCTGCGAACTTGATTTCACGACCAAAATAATTTTGTGTTACTTGACCGATTGTAGAACCAGGTAGTTGTGCAGCTTTGGCCATGAAAGTAGTTTTCTGACCTGCAACTGCACCGTTGGTAGCAATTGTTGGGAATACGAGTGTAACAGAAAACAGGTTAGGACGGGCACCGTCCCCCACCATGTTTGATCTGAAATCAGAGATATTGAATGCCATTTATTTTTCTCCTTGTCGTACTATTTATTGTGTTGTTCCAACGATGGTGTTGAAGTCAACGCTAGTACCCACAGCAACAAAGTTCAACTGGATGTAGTTGATAGAACGTGCTGGTTGGATGTAAAGGTCACCAACGAATTGGTTAGCATTTACAACAGCAAGTGTGTTATTGGTTGAATCGCACACTACTTTGAAACTTGTGATACCACGGCGACCTTGTACGTCACGTAGGAAAGGAGTAACTAGGGCAACAAACTGTGCTTGTGTGAATGTATCGTTGAATTCAAACAATGAGTATTGTGAAGCCTTAGCGATTGTTTTTTCTAGGATGATGAACAGTCTACGAACGTTGATGCGATCAAATGCAGATGGTTTAACTGTAAATGTCTTGTCACCGAATAGAACTGGACCTTGTCCTGGGAATGTCAACACTGGGTTAACCGCTTGTACGTACAATTGGTCACGTTGTGATTTGGATGGATTCCATGCCAATTTAACAACATTCTTCAATTGACCACGATTGAAACCAGCTGGAGAGTACCATGCATCAGCAACTGAGTCTGTGTTTACGCATAGACCTGCCATGTCACCGTTCAATGGAACCCAACGGTATGTTTGGTTGTAACGGTCATACATGTATTTCCAACCAGAGTCTGCAAAGACGAAAGTTGAAGTACGTGATAGGTTACTTACCCATGTAGTGATGTTTGCAACTTCTGAACCAGATTGGTTAACAACTGCGGATTGTGGTGGAGAAATAAACGCCACGCAATCTTGACGTACAGAAACTAGGTTATCGATAACCCATTGTTGTACTGTTGTGTCAGCACCACCAGTCAACACCAAAGAAATGTCAATGTATTCTTTGTTGGTGAACAAGTTGTATGCATTTTCCAAACTTGCATCTGTACCAATATCATCTGTACCACCACTCAATGTGAATGTTGTTGCAGCTGTTGATGTTCTTGCAAATGTTGTATTACCTGCAACTTTACCCCATGTAGCGCTTGTGTTGTAGTAATCTGGAGAGTCTACGCCTTGTACATATCTGGATTGATCAAACAGAACTTGTTTCCAGTAGTTAGAACCACCGTTCAATTCTGCGTCAGAAGCTTTAGATACGTATGGATAGATTTCCAAAATTGTACCTTTTGTACCAGTCAACAAACCGCCTGCATCGGTAACAACAATGTGGAATTCATCGTTTGCACCTGCTTGGTTTGCAACATATGTGGATGTTCCTGGTGCAGCAGTAACGATTGTGTTCCAGTTACGAGTCACACCACCAGAAGTGAATGTTGCACTGGAGAATACTGTGCTGTTTGAGGAGTCAAATGTGTCAATTTGCAAGGAGTTACCAAGAGCACCTGGGTAACGTGCCATGAAAGCGCCGTTATAGTTGCCGTTACCAGAAGTTAGGTAACCGTTAGCTTGGAACACATCTTTGTTTGGAACTTGTACATTTGTTGTTTGTGTGTTTGCGTCAGCGTTGAAAGAGTTGGCACCAACTGCACGAACCATTTGCAAGTTATTACCGTAAGCCAAGAAACTAGAAGCAGTAAAGAAACCTACTGCTGAGTTAGAATCTGGACCTTGAGGTGCAAAATAGTTTACGAGATCGGTTTCACTTGTCAATGTGACGATTTTTTGCGCCGCACCCCATGGAAGGTAGGTAGCAAAGGCACCAGAAGTTGTAAGTACTGAAGGAACAATGGTTGTTAGGTCTACTTCAGATACATTCACTCCTGGAGAGAGTTGAAATGTCATTTTTTTCTCCTTGATTATTATTTATAGGTAGCAAAGACCATAGAACTATTTATGAATCGATGTTTTTAGATTCGGTTCGTAAAGTCCTTGAACCACTGAGAGTATGTGGCACTAGAATCTGCCTTTTCCCATACATCACCACCCATAACCTCAAAAGAATGATCAAATCCGTCATCAATAACTGGAGCTGGAGGACTAATTTCGTCCACTTGGTTGATACTTTCCAACTGAACTTGTTTTCTCAAGTCGTGGTTGACAATTTCTTTGAAGTATTTTTGTGTGGTTACCCAAGCAAACATAACCAAAGTCATTGCCATATCGTCAGTTGCATCATCATCTGCCGCAAATGAGTTCTTTTTGGCGATAAATGTTGTCAATTCCGAATATGTGTCAAAGTCGTTGACGATAAGTTTATCACCTTCAATCAATGTCTTCATGTTAGAACATCCAATGCGTTTCACCTGTGGTGACATTTTGACGCCTAACTGAACACCTCTTGCAAAACCGGCAGACAATTGTTGTGGTTTCTTGTTACCGGTAAACACTTTCCATAGATTTTCATATTCTAGTTCTGCATGTAGAGTGTCTGCAATCTGTGGAGTGTTGTTAATTTCAACCAGGACATACGCATCGTTGTACAGTTTAGCCGCATTATAGATGACGGTTGGGAACAGAATAGGTGAGATTGAAGATGAACGGTATGCCGCAACTTGTCTGTATGGTGTTGCCGATATATCAAAGACCGAGAATGTGGAACAGTCCAGACCCTTGCCTTCCGATACGTCAACCGTAATCGCATACAAGTGGTCTTTCAGATGTTCTTCACCGTTCTCTTTGATTGGTTGTTCATAAATCTTCATCATGTCATGTTCAGCAATCGGTGACTTGTAGGTTAACTGCTGAAGTTTCAAGGCTGAGATTAGAGTATTGGAAGAACCCAAGAAGTGAGATTCAAATTCCTGTTGGAACTGACGTTCACTTGTGTTACTGATTGTTTCTTCTTTCCATGCCTGATCACGACCTGGAACCTGTGACCAGTGGATTTCAAACGGTACATATTTACTACGTTTCTCAACCGCATCCATCCACATCTTGTAAAACAGGTTCATACCGTTCGGTGTGGACACAATAAGAATCTTGGTCTTAGTACCAGAAGTAATAACTGGATAAACTGAGGTGATAAAGTCGTGTGCAATGTTGGATGGAACGAACGCAAATTCGTCCAAGAACACGATGTTATAAGAACCAGAACGAGCCGCAGAACTGGATGTTGAGTCGGCGATAATAACTGAACCGTTTTCTAGTTCAACGGAACGTTTGTTCCATTCGACCACACCTTGTTGCAACCACATAGGTAAGTTTTCGTATGCAAGTTGTAGTTTGCCTAGAATGTCACCTGAGGTCTTACCCTTGTTCGCCAGGATAGCAACCTTCTGTGATGCAGTGAATAGAATAGTCCAGAGTAGATATGCAACAGCTGTTGTGGTTTTACCAACCTGACGAGGACACTTCACGATAACGAAACGATTATCATTGAATGTGTTGATCATGTCCTTCTGAAAGTCGTACATATTGAACGGAACAATACCATCATCAAGAGAGATAATGGTAATGTACTTTGAAAAGTAGACAGGATCACGAGCACACTTACGGTATTCGTTTAGTTGTTCTTGTGTAAACTGTGAGACAACGCCAGCTCGTTTGAGTCTAGGATTATCCCTGTAATTGGTTTTTGTCGTCATTCTTTAACATCTTTGCTAAGTCAGCAGTAGTGCCAACGAAAACGGCTTTGTCAATATTGGTATTGTTGACTTCTTTTTTGTTTCCGTCCATCACACGCATCTTCTTCTGGTTGTCCAGAAGTTTGTCATTCAATTCACCTACGTTCTTGAGTAGAGTTGCGAACACTTCGAAAGCTCTTGGGTGTTGACCTGCTTTGGCGATTTGTAGAATCTCATCCAAACCATCCTTACCAATATCAATCAAGTCTTGTAGATTGTCTTTAGTTTGGTCATAGGCAACGTTTAGGTCTCCCTTTAGATCAGGGTCCTCTGTTACTGCCAGTGCAGGTAATTTTTCAACCTTTGGTGTAATCGGTGTTGCCGATACATCAAAGACTTCTTCCATTTTCTTGTCAAAAGTATTCATGCATTATCCTATATTACACCATACGCTCAATGAAGATAGATCCGTTAGTTGATCCATTGGTGTGCATTGTCGTTACTCTATATATCTTACCAGTTGTTGTGTCCATAACATGGAAAAAGATAACATCGCCACCAGAACTTAATGTGTGAACGGCATTGATGCTGGTCCAAGTTCCTGCGGTAAATGTGATGCCACTGGAGTTAGTTTGTCCGGTAAGGGTCTGTCCTGACACGTTTTCAAAAGTAGTTATATAAGCACTAAACGATCCGCTAACCGCACTGCCTTCAATAATTAAACTGTTACCACTAGTATTACGCAAACGGATATTTAAGTTATCCATGGCTAGTGATGGTTGATTAACGTTCCAGGTAGTTTGAACTTTAGGGAAGAAACTACTTTGTGATGAATCTGTTACGGCTGTTGAGATGCCGCCTTGCACATACAATGCTGAACCGGAACCACTATTATATTGTGTACCAATACGAACTAAAGAACTGTCTAATGCGTTAATCCAAATTGCACCAGTGTTTGCGTGTATGTGGAAGTTACCATCATCAAACAGTTGACCGTTATTTCTTAAGCTAACATAGTTACTTGTTGCCATATTGTTGGTTACAAGACCTGATGCGGAAGGAAAATTTAAACTACCATTGAATGTACCAGATGTATTTGCTAGTGCATTATTTGCTGTCGTAAATGCCGCATTAGCTTGTACAAAAGCACCATTGGCATATGTTGCAGCTGATGTAATATTGGTATTTTGAGTTAATTCAATACCAACCAGATTATTTGCTAAGGTGAATACTGCATTAGCTTGAGTAAAAGCCCCATTGGCATAGGTTGATGCTGATGTAATATTGGTGTTCTGTGTTGTTTCAATACCAACCAGATTGTTTGATAAGGTAAAGACCGCATTGGCTTGTACGAAGGCACCGTTGGCATATATTGCCGCAGAGTTTGCTTCTGTGTATGCAGAGTTGGCGGTATTGGATGCGTTATTTGCAAAAGGAATAACATTCAATACCAGGTTATTCTGTATGGTTATACTGTTCTGTAACGCATTATTTGCTGTCAGATAAACCGTGTTTGCATAGTTGTACGCATTGTTGGCTTGTGTAAAGGCACCATTCGCATACGCACCAGCCGAATTTGCCGCATTGAAAGATGCATTAGATTGAATAAAGGCACCATTAGCATATATTGCCGCTGAGTTTGCTTCAGTAAAAGATAGGTTCGCTTGTATGAACGATGCATTAGCAGTAATGAAAGATGCATTGGCTTGAACAAAAGAACCATTAGCATATATTGCCGCTGAGTTTGCTTCGGTAAATGATGCATTAGCTTGTATAAAGGCAGCATTAGCAGTAACAAAAGATGCATTGGCTTCATTGAAAGCCCCATTAGCGTATGTTGATGCCGATAAAATATTTGTATTCTGTGTTGTTTCAATACCAACTAAGTTATTTGCTAAGGTGAATACTGCATTAGATTGAATAAAGGCACCATTAGCATATATTGCCGCTGAGTTTGCTTCAGTAAAAGATAGGTTCGCTTGTATGAACGATGCATTAGCTTGAACAAAGGCACCATTGGCAGTAATGAAAGATGCATTGGCCTGATTGAACGCACCATTGGCGTATGTTGCAACTGATGTGATGTTAGTATTCTGAGTTGTTTCGATACCAACTAAGTTATTTGCTAAGGTAAAGACTGCATTAGCTTGAACAAAAGAA